TGATATCTTCCTTTCGCAGCACAGGCACGAGAGCAATATTTTCTTGGATGGTTTCGGTAGCTGAGAACCGGTTTTCCGCAGAACGCACAGGGAATCGTGGCTGCGTTTTCATGCCGCATTTCCTGCGGATGGGTGTTCCAATAGTGCATCCGGCAAGCGTCACAGCAGAATTTTTTCTGCTTTCGATGCGGCACTTGCAGAACGGGAGTGCCGCAATTTCGGCAGACATCGTTAGGGTGATTTCGCTGTAAGTAGGACTTGATGGAGTTTTGCGAGACGTGCAGAAAGGCAGCGATTTTGGGAATCGAGATTCCAACCGCCAGCATTTCATCAACCGAATTTTTCTGCGATTTCGTCATAAAAACGCACCTCACTTGAAATTATCGTAAGAAACATACCCTGTCACGTAGCTGCCGACCGGCGTTTTTCCGCAGTTGGCAGCAGTGTTGGTAAGCCGATATCTGCCGTTGGCACAGACCTTGCCATCATAGATGTAGTACGTACCGGAGATTTTCTTGGAAAAAGTTTTTACAGAATCGGAAGAAAAAAGCGGAGCGTTTTGCAGCGTCACACGCTGACCTTTCGCAAAAGAAATCTGCGGTGTGTAGACCGCTTTTCCGGAAGAATCGAAAACAGAGTAGCCCGAATTGCAAGCCTTTTTCGCATTTTCCAGAGAGGAATATGCTCCGATTTGCGACTTGGCATCTGCCCATGTTTTTCGGATGCGGTAAATCTGTGAAGTAGTAGAAGTTGAGGTCGTAGAAGTCGAGCCGTTCAAGTAGGATTGCACCTTCGCCTTGAAAGCAGACCAGTGCGGCAAGATATACAGCGGACACATTTTGTACCGATTGTACATGGTGTTCAACTGGTCAACCGTTCCGGACTTGCCGTCCCGGACGTTCAGCCAGTGGGTATGGGTGTATAAATGCGATATACCCAGACCGTATTGTTTGAGCAAAGCCGCAGCCAATCTCGCACAGTTATCTTCCGATTTCTTATCAGTTGCATTGTAAGCGGAACTCATGATGCACTCAATCGCAATTGTTTTTCGGTTTCCATTTCCGGAACCGTCCGCAGCGTGCCAGCCGGAGAGTGTCGGCGGTAAGTTTTGCCACGCACAGGTGTTGTCCACGTAATAGTGGACTCGCACATCGTTCATATTTCCGTTGACAGTCGCTCTCGTATATTGCTCCGCCGGCGTTGTGCCGGATGCTACGGAAATCCAGTCTGTGTTATGCACGGTCACACCGATGATTTTTCCTGCCATGGAAGCGGACGGCATATCAATGCGATTCGGGTTATGTTTGGTAAGCAAATATTCTTTGACGGTCACGCCGCCAAGTGTGGATGTAGAATCCGGTCTTAAAATAGCCATAAGTTAGTCCTCCTTGTTTGAGTTTTCAGTTGATTTTTCTTCGGTTCTGCCGACTTTCGTCTGCAAAACATCGATTGCCTTTTTGATTGCAGGCGGGTAGGGGATACCCATTAAGCTTGTATTTTCAATGATGGATAACAGTTCGTTCAAACAAAAACTGATGCAGACAGCATCTCGAATGTAAGTCGTGCTGAGCAGAATATCCATCCGAACTGCAACGACGATCAGCATTAAAGTGCAGACTTTTTTCGCCAGACCAAACCAGCCGGCTTTGGAAGAAAGTCCGCCGCTTTCTGTGTGTTTCGATTTTTTCATCATGGCGGTGATAATGCCGGTGAAAAAGTCGATTGCCATAAAGACGACCAGTGTCACCAGGGCGGAGTCCCAGCCGCCAAAAATGGCAGTAAAAAAGCCGCCGACCAAGCCGACAGCTA